TTGGGGTGGCTTCGGTAGTGACGAGATGGATTGGATCAAGAAGAATGTCAAATCAGATTTCAATGGCGACCTCTTCTCCCTCAGCCCAGAGGAAATGAAGCTCCTCCGTGGCAACGTTGCCATCTGGGAGCACATCGAGAACACTGGCAAGGGTAACTATGGTGGACGTCTGACAGAAAAGTTGAATGACTACATAGACCAAGCGGGCAAGCTGGAAGAGTTGTCAGAGCAGTTCAAGGAGAACCTTACTCAGATTTCCTTCAGTGGAATGAGAGATAGCTTTTTGACGGACCTTATGGACATGAAGAAGGATGGTAGCGACTTTGCTAGCGAAATGGCAGATGATTTTGCAGAAAAGATGCAAAAGGCTCTTCTCTCCTACTCGATGGAAGACCTTATCAATGGAGACTTGAAGAAACTCTACGATGATTGGGCAAAGGCTATGAAGGATAAAAACGGAAAGCTAACCAAAGAAGATGTAGATGCTTTCTACAAGCGTTACGATGATATAGTCCAGGAAGGCTTGAAAAGACGTGATGATTGGGCAAAGGTAACTGGCTACACAGGTTCTTCATCCTCATCACAGACCGCAACAAGCGGAGGATGGGCATCTATGGGGCAAGATACCGCAGACGAGCTGAATGGTCGCTTCACCGCCCTGCAGATTGCAGGAGAGTCCATCGCTCAGAACATGACTACCACCATATCTCAGATGGAGAGCATCGTTACACTCGGAATCTCAACCAATGGCGCAGTATTGGAGATTAGAAACATGATGATTATGACAAACAGCTACCTCGAAGACATCGTGAAGTATTCAAAGCTCACCTATAACGACTTCGGAACAAAGCTGGATGACATGAACAGAAGATTAAAGGATATTTGACCTCTATAGGCTTTTCACTTGTTCGCCCTTACAACTTATACTCAACAATAGCAAAAGCGGCTCACAGCGAAGCCTACGGGGTTATTTAATGATTAAATAGTTATGCTTAATGGACAACTTTACATCAATGGCAAGGATGCCTACCTTACGTGGGGCATATTCTTAGACGAAACCGCCCTCAGTACGCTCATGACCCCTGCTCCAAACAAGGAGTTCATCAGCAACAAGTATCGCTCAAAGGACGGAAAGTCAGTTATCAAGCACAATCCAAGACTGGATGAAAGGGAGATAACGCTGCCGTTCAATATGACCGCCAAGGACTCAGATACGTTCATGATGAACTATGCTAAGTTCTGCGATGAGGTTCTTGCAAAGGGAGAGTTGGTTATCCGCACCCGATTCCAGCCTAATGTGTGGTATCGGTGCATCTATCTCTCCTGCACACAGTTCAGTCAGTTCATTCGGGAAATGGCAAAGTTCAGTCTAAAGCTCAACGAGCCAGACCCTAGTGACAGAGGTGAAACAAGTAAATACGCAAGCTTATGATTCAGATTAAGAGAAATAACAAGGTATTCTTCACATTAGAGGACTTCGGTGAGGGTTCTAAGCTGTCATATCAGCTTATGGATCACCACTACATCATATTGAAGTTCACTACGGCTACACCTGTCTATTTCGAGATTGGTGATTCTGTAGAGATACCCGACTTCGGCTATTTCGAGCTGACATCAGCATACTTCCCTAAGCACAATGATAGTGATGGCTACGACTACGAAATGCAGATGGATGCCTACTATATGTCTTGGAAGAATAAGATTTGCAAGTATCGCCCTCAGCACGGAGCCAATGAGACCTCCTTCAAGCTCACCACAACGGTAGGCGTACACATGAACGTTATACTCGGCAACCTAAAGGCACTAGGTCTTATGTACAATGGCAAGGATTTCTCCGTTGACTACACTACATACAACAACAAGGCTTTCGATGTTCAGAAGAGGTTCTTGATCGAATACGGTTCCATCAGCATACTTGATGCTCTTAATTCCATCTGTTCCGAAGATGCACTCAACTGCGAATGGTGGATAGATGGTTCCATTATATACCTTGGATATTGTGAAATGGAAGGACAGACAACATTCGAGCAGGATGTTAATGTCCTGTCTATGTCCTATTCGGAATCCAAGTCAACTTATATCACAAGACTGTACGCATTCGGCTCAGACAGGAATATTCCGAAAGGATATTTCACTGGAGCCGATGCGGACGTTACCACCGATGGTATAGCTACTGATTACCTCATGCTCCCTAACAAGGAGGTAGATAGTGATGGTTTCTATGCCAAGGATGGTTATCTGGAGAATGTGAATGTAGTAAAGAACGACAAGCAGGCTATTGAAGGTGTCGTGATGTTTGAGGAAGAATATCCCAAGGTGGAAAGCGTAGTTAGCAGTATCAAGACCTACGATAGCACCGTTGATAATGATGATGGTACGAAGACAACACAGACCTTCTGGCAGGTTACGGCTACAGATTCTTTTGCAACAAGCTTTGAATCTAGTTGGATAAAGAGCAACCTCACTCTAGGCATCAAGTTCACTAGCGGTGCTCTCATGGGTATGGAGTTCAATGTTAGTTTCAAAGTCATTGACAAGGTCAACTACTTTGAGGTTGTTGCTAATGACACTTACGGAAGAACTCTCCCTGATGGTGTTATGTGTCCGAAGGTTGGTGATAAGTTCTTTCTGTTCAACTGGGACGCAACCAAGATTACAGATACAGACTTAATTCCTACTGCTCAGTTATCTCTGTTCGATAGAGCGAAGCAGTACTATCAGAAGGCTATGATCAGCAACTCAAACTTCACCTGCACGATGGATGGTGATAAGTTCTACAATAATGGGACATACGATTACCATCCTCTCGGTGAACAGGTAAAGCTGATTAATGATATGTTTGCGCAGGTGGATGCGGATGGCAAGCACTACCGAAACTCTCGTATCATCGGCATGGAGATACCTTTGGATATTCCTTACGACCACCCTCAGTACACAGTAGGCGAAAAGGCTGCAACAAGCCGATTAGGTAAACTGGAAGACAAAGTTGATTCCATAACTGTAAACGGTATACAGATAGGAGGCGGTGGTAGTGGAGGCGGTGTGTATGTCATAGGAACAAATGATTCAACACCTGTGACTGATAGTAATGTTTATTCCGCACGCAAGGCTAACAAAATCTTCTTACGTAAGGATGTAGACGACATTGCGCAGAGAATAATCCGCTTTATGCAAGGCTTGAAGCTGGGCGACGGTGAGAAAGGCATTGACGCTAAGGGCAATGCGGTGCTGGGCGACGTGCAGATGGTGGATGCTGTGCTGCGACGTGTCGTGTCGCTTGGCTACGACGGGGCGACGCAGCAGGGGTTCGGCATCGTTGACCGTGGCGACGGCAAGTTCAGACTTGACATCCATGACATTCAGGTATGGGGCAAGGCTGTATTCCAGGAGCTGGAGGTGAGGAAGCTGTCGTATGTCGGTGGCAATGTGTACCTGAGCGGTTCGGGGGGCAGGATATTCAAAACCGAGGAGCTGTATGACGAGGTGGGCAAGCTGAAGGGCTGGCGCTGTTGGCTGCTGGCTGACGACGGCACTACGGCGACGCAGAACATGTGGCGTGTGGGCGACCAGGCTCGCTGCCAGACGTTCGGGCTGGCTGACAAGCAGAAGCCGACTCGATCGTGGTGGCGACTGGTGACTGCCGTGAGCGAGGAGAATGTTGCGCTGACTGACGAGGTGGGCAACGAGCTGTATGACGGCAAGAAATTCGGGTGGATAGAGATAGCGAATGACAACTGCGAGCCGGGCAGCGACGTGCCCATGGCTGGCGACACAATAGTGCTTGACGGCAACCAGAACCCTAACGAGCGTTACCGCCAGGGTGTCATGATTTTGGAGACTACTGGTCCGAACACTCCTCGCATCGTGGCGTATAAGGGTGTTGTGGGATATACGCATGAGGGCTGTGAGGTGTTCAAGCTGTCGCCCGAGGGCTCAAAGATTGTATCGACATCGTTCGAATGGGTGTCGCCTACGGGTGACATTATCCATATTGTCAATTACAGAGGAGAGTGGCAGAGTGGCGTGAACTACGGCTATTATGACCAGGTGAGTCACGGCAACGGTGTGTGGCTGTGTACTAACAGCAACGGCAGCACTACTGAGCCTAAGGAGGGCAATGCCGACTGGCAGCTGGTGATGAAGGCGGAGAAGGGAGAGAAGGGAGACGACGGTGTGGCTTATCAGGTGATGATAACGAGCGACACTGGCACGGTGATGATAAACGGCTCAGGGGAAATGACGCTCAACGCTACGCTGCTGCGCAATGGCGAAGACATAAGCGACACCGTGAGCAACGGCTCGTGGTCGTGGTGGCGGCAATCGGCAAATGCAGAAGATGATGCCGTGTGGAACACGCTGCATGAGGGGATTGGGCGGAATTGCCTCATAACACGTGACGATGTAGACCGGCAGGCACAATTCGGGTGTCGTGTGTGCTTATCAGATACAAAGACTATTAATAGTAACATATAATAATATTAAAACAAACAAACGATTATGGCAAAAGTATTAGCTAATGGTCAGATTACTATCGTTGACCTCAATGACGGCAAGGCCGTTCAGTGTTTCACTCAGTGCTCTAAGGGCGAGACTCAGATTTATACTCCCGACACGGGTGTGTACACTCCGAACTATTCGGCAAGTAGCCCTAACGTTATCACTGCCCGTGTCTACGTGACTGGCAATGCTACAGACCAGGCTCCGACCTCGGCTTGTACGGGATGGTCGTGGAAGGTGGATGGTGCGGCTGCTACCCCAGTGAGCGGCAAGTCGTATCAGCTTAACCTCACCGGCAACATCGCCCATAACGGCAGCGTGAAGAACATAGAATGGTCGTGCAAATACACTGACCCAGAGACTAAGGCTACGACTACATGCATCGGCTACAAGACGATTTCGCTGGCGAAGAGTGGCGGTGCGCTCCAAACGGTGCAGATTGAGACTCCCGATGGCAACACGTTCGACTCGACCAACAACACGAAGAAGCTGCGTGCCGTGGCGAAGTTCTTCCGTGGCAACGTGCAGGACACTTCTCTGACTTCTATGACTTGGGAGGTGCTGAATATCAGTGCCGGCACATGGAGTGCTGTGGATTCGGGCAGCGTAAGCACTTCGGGTGGCGTGAGCACTCTGAACGTGAGTGCCAATGACGTGCTTAACTTCCAGACCTTCCGCTGTACTGTCAAGGATGGTGGTGATACCGCCAGCGCTATCGTCACGTTCTTCGATGCGAGCGACCCATACGTTGTGGAGGTATACTCGCTGACGGGCGACAAGATTGTGAACGGTGCCCAGTCTACCGAGCTTTTCGCCCGTGTGTGGAAAGACGGCAAGGTGGTGGAGGATGGTGCTACGGTGAAGGCTGACAGCGACCATGCTTCAAGCTTCACGTACAAGTGGACGAAGTACAATGCCAGCGGTGTTGCTACCAACTGGAACGGTACGTCAAGTCCAGTAAATGCTTCGACCAAGCCTTACGTCACCGTGGCTAACGCTGACGTGAGCGGCAGAGGTACATTTACTTGTGAGGTGTCTAAATAAGGGCACCTCACCCTTATTTTTTTTTCTGTAAACTAAAAGATGAAAGTGTATGGCAACATTATTAGCGAGGGGTCAGATAACGATAGCGGCGATAAAGGATGGTAAGGATGGAGCGAAAGGAACAGACGGAGAGGATGCTATCTCTATCCTTGTAGAAGATGCTCCACTCATTTTTGACACAGATGACAATGGAATTGTACCTGTCAGCATATCAAAGGCTGCGAAGGTAAAGGTAATGAAGGGTAACCTGAATATCTCGAATGAATGCAGCAATATTAACTCAAGGGATGATTTGTGCGTAAATTGCAAATGTGGTGCAACACAGAAGGCTGGATATATCGAAGTATCTGTATCAGGCAGTAATATTGCAAAGAACGACGTGGTTATTGATGGTGTAAATCAAGGAAAAGTTTCTGCAACGTCAGGTTATGCGGTTATACAATTAACTTACAATGGTGTTACCTATTTTCCGCAAGTTCCTTTCTCTGCCAACGTGGCTAAGTTTACTGGAGTCGTAGCATTCGATACTAAGAGCTACAAGATACAATTTGATGAATTGTCAAAGAATGCTGCAACTAAAGACGAGTTGGCTCAAGCAAAGTCTGAAATCGAACAAACAGCAAGAGAAATCTCCCTGTCTGTGAGTGAGAAGTCAATAGCAAGGCGCAATCTGCTTGTGGGAAGTGATTTCAGAAAACAAACCAATGACTTCATCATTTCTAATGATGCAAGAATTGAAATGAACAGTGGATATCAAGGTACAAACTGTATCAAAGTCATTGATGATACAGATGGAAAACCACACTATATTGGTGTGTACTGGGATGGTTCACAAGGTGGTAAAAGTATCAAGATTGAAAAAGGTAAGAAATACACAATATCATGTTGGTATTGTACCAATGATTTAAATGCAATTTTTTGTCTTGAAGCAATCTATACAGATAAACAAAGAAATGGTAAAAGATTGGGGCAAGTAACTTATGAAGCATCAAATTATTTTTCACCAAAATATAGTGAATGGCAATTGTTCACAACAGTGATTAGTACAAAAGATGCAAAATCTGATTACATTGCATTCAATTTTTGGGAATTGTGTAACGTCAATGCAGGACAAATTAAAGCCTATATTTGCAGACCAATGGTTGAAGAAGGTGATACTTACAACGGTTGGACTTTATCAAAAGAAGACTATGATTATGTCGGTGCTAACTTGATTGATAATTCAAGAACCTTTGAAATTGGTGGTAATGTTATAAGAGTTGTTGGAACTAAGAAACTTGTTGGTGATGCTTATGAGTTATCTGCAACATTGGGTGACGATTATAATACCTTTTATGAGATAGACAATACAGCCTTCAAATTGAATACTGATTATACAATAAGTTTTGAGGTTAAGGGTGATGCAAAGTACATGGGTGTTTATGTGTATTACAAGCCTACAAATACACCTTGGGCTTATTGTAAAGAGCAACAAGATGACCTATTATATGAAGCAAACGGTGATGGAAAAACAGATGGTTATGGAGTGTTGCTTGAAGTAAAAGATCTATCTGATAATCAACAGAAGGTATGGAGTCATTTCAAGTTCAAGGAAAGATTGCCAGAATCCATCTACTTACAATTTCCAAAGAACCAAGACCAAAGCGGTGTAACAAGTTGGACTGTATCAATAACAAAACCAAAGATTGAAGAAGGTGCTGTTGTATCAGAATGGACAGAGAAGAAAACCGACATTGTTGAAAAGACTGAATTGAAGGCAGCTGGAATCAATATCAATAAAGATTCCGTTGAAATATATGGTGATAGGGTTAAAGTGTCTCAGGCAGAAGGAGGAACACCCATTGCACTGTTTGCAGATGGGAAAATCAACGCACAATTAATCAATGCAAAAAAAATTGTAACTGAAGGATTGCAAGCGCAAACAATTGACGCAAAAAATGCAACGTTGGAAAACCTTAATGTTAAAAATGTCCAAGTAACTGGTTCCCTTAGAAATCCATTTGTTGATTATGATAATCACATGGATAACAACTATACTGATAATGTGATTATATATGACATGTATAATAAGAATTTGGAAACTGATTATGAATTATTGTGGGATAGCAGTCAAAATGGTAGATTGATAAGGATTGCAAACATTTATTCTTTGCTTGATAGAGCACCAGCAGCGACGGCAATATTTACAGCACCCAAGGAACAATGTTTTTTTGAAAATGGTCTTATGAAAGATACTTTGTATATAGGACCTAGCCAAATAGTTGAATTATTAGGAATTGGAGACATTAATTATGGTGGTAAGCACATAATAGGTGGATGGATTGTTATGAATCGAATAAATCTATTAAATGATAATCAATTTAGAACTAGTAATGTTTATGGTAATAAATTAGGTATTATATTAATGGGTACGTCAGAAGATATATTTGCATTTGATTCTGTTGATACCAATATAATGTATAATAGAACATCAGACAAAAGATTTAAATTTGAAAAAACAGGTAATGGTGTTTGGAAATTAAAATATCCAAGTGAGTGGGTTGATAATAAATATATGTATGCAAACGACGAATTAGCAATACAAGTAACTTGTACGGCCCCAGGGTGTTATGCAACAAGTCGCTTGGGCTTTGAATCTTTAAACATCACAACCTATAAAGGAACTTCACCGACTTATGACACATCATTTTATTTTGAAGTCAAAAACATGTTGGAAATGTTACCTATAATATAACTATTGTTAATTACTGAGCCCACTTTAAAAAGGGGCATATTTTGAATTCAGTCTGACTAGGGTGATCATTCTGAGTGAAACATAGCAATCGGCTCCCGCTGGTGAATATCTTTCGAGAAATCGCCTTGAAAGAGCCGAAAGCTTCTCTGATAGACCCCCAAAGGGCAAATATCGATCTTTGAAATGTTGAAACCTGGAATATTACCATCCATCGGAGGTTCATCCACATACATCTGCTATATGCATGCATACGATGTTTGAGCAAGCCCCCCTGTATCGGGTCTTGCCATTACGTGTATGAAAACTGTATTGGAACATATTACCAATTCTGGCAAGATTGCTCTGAAGCATATCAGAGTCAGAGCGGTAAACGGTCTTGGAGGAATCCTCTTTCAAGTACTTCTTTGCCCGCTCTTCTTGCCTTCATGGAACAAAAGCTTGAATATCTCCTCGTCAATCTTAGTTGTCACAAGGCTATAGAACTGGTTATGCCATGAGTTGGGGGCAGAATACTTCTTTGAAGCCCGACTTCCTAACTGCATTGAGGGAGCCGTGAATATATCTAACTGAGGATTCGGATCTGTCTTTTCAAACATAGTCATTCTGTTTGATTGATGGTGTAAAGATACGAAAAATACTCCAGATTACGGCATAAATCGAAGACTATTATCGTGAAATATAAACATTTTAAACAGGCCTTACTTTTTTAAAGTGGGCTCGTTAATTTATTATTTATGTAAAATGAGAAAAATAAAAAGAATTTTTGTTCATTGCACAGCTTCTTCTCAGAAGTGGGGAGTCAAGGAACTGTTGGCAGAGTTTAAGGCGAAGGGTTGGAGAAATCCAGGCTATCACAAGGTGGTAACGGAAGATGGTGTTGTGCATCAGTTGTTAGACATCAGCAAGGTTAGTAACGGCGTGCAGGGCTACAACTCTACTGCTATCAATATTGCATACGTGGGCGGTATTGATAGCAAAGGTAAGCCTATCGACAATAGAACGGAGGCTCAGAAGGTAGCTCTAAGGTCGTTGCTTGTAGAGTTGCATCGTCAATACCCTCACGCAACCATCATGGGGCACAGGGATATTTGGGGTAGCAATCCGAAAAAGTGGAAGAAATGGTGTCCTTGTTTCGATGCCATGTCTGATTATAAGGATATAGAATAAAAGATGGCTCATCAAACACTGATATACGAAGAATTTGCTTACAGATTGTTACTTTTACAAAACTTAACTTTAAAATTTTGCTCAAATCAATTCATTTTGAGCAAAAAATTGTAATTTTGTCAAGAACGTAGAACAATTAACTAAAGGAGGTTTTATGACACAAGAACAAGAACAAGAAGTCCAACGGTTGATAAAGGATATAGATGTTACTGAACTGATGTCCTTGCTGATGAAACACGGAAATCGGTATAGCAGAAGGATATTGAAGTTCTTTCGC